TCATGAGGCTTCATCCTTTTTGTCTCCTTTCACGGCGGTTTTCTTCTCACCCTCCTCCGATTTGATCTGGAAGACCTGTACCACATTACGCAGCGATTGCGGAATCGGTACGCCCATCCGCCCAACATTCTCAAGAATGGACAACAGCTCATTGGCCAGGTAGAAGAAGATGACCGTGTTTTGAAAATAGTTCATCTCGCCGAGCACCCGGTCAACCAGGTGCATTAACGCGATGATGAGAAAAATCGTGATTTTCCGGGCGATGCCGGCGTAGCCCCTCCGGCTCTGCAGCTCGCCATTCATCCAGGCCGCCCCCCAGCCGGTCAGCCAGTCGATCACCACGAACCACAGCAGCAAATGCAGCGGCAGCGACCAGCCGCCCCAGACATATCCGGTTACGGCACCCGTCCCAGCCACCAGCATCTTAAACAGTTGACCGATGTGCTCATACATAATCGTTCCTCCTTTTTATGGTTGAAGGGGTGAAAAAGCCCTCGGCGGGCCGAGGGCTTGAAACTTGTGTTGGCTTAGTCTGCACTGCGCTTGCGGATTCTGCCTCATCTTTGTTGGCGTATCAGCGCTGCGCATGCGGATCTGCCTCATCTATGTTGGCGTATCTGCACTGCGTATGCGGAGCCTGCCTCACCTTTGTTGGCGTTTCAGCACTGCGTATGCGGAGCCTGCCTCACCTTTGTTGGCTTATCAGCACTGCGCATGCAGATTCTGCCTCACCTTTGTTGGCTTATCAGCACTGCGAATGCAGATTCTGCCTCACCTTTGTTGACTTATCAGCACTGCGCATGCGGATCCTGCTTCCGATCGCTGTTGTCCCCGGATTATTAATCAAGATTTATTAGCATGGTTAAAATCCGGGGACAAAGGCGAACGCTCCGCTTCTTCAGCAGCATTCCGCCTTCTCCGTTGAAGGTTTTGGATTCTGATCGCTCTTGAGAGGTCAGAAAGCCTCGCCTGTAATGCCTTCGTACTCCTCTGGCGTAATGACGCCAAACGCTACGTACTGTCGAAGCTGGGGCTTTTGCGCCCACCTTTTTTCGTAGTAATATTTCAAGCGTTCAAAATCGTTCTCTAACATGCAACTCCCCTCCTTCGGATGGATTGCCTTCAAGCGACAGCAGCCGTAGCTCCAGACCTACGACTTGCGCGCCGAGTGTTTCGTTTTGCCGGCGAATCTCCAGCATCTCCAATTCCCGTGCTACCAGCTCTGTGCCCAGCCAGTCCAACTCGCTTGGGGCTTGCGGCTGGGGTGCAGTGATTCGCTCAATCTCCTCGGGGGTTAGCCCCTCGATCCATAGGGCGGGCATCGGTGGAATGTTCAAGACCGGCCGGTTGCCCCGCTCCTCCTCTGGAGTGGAGTTCCATGCCCTCATCGCCTCCTGATAGGCGGCTTCCGCTGCTTGGATCGAGTCCTCGTATTGCCGCCACGCCTCAAGATCGAAGCGTGGGTGGAAGAAACCGGGTGGAACTGGGATGCCGACGATATAGCCTGCCGGTTCCCGGTCGACAGGTTCATCTACGGTGCTAGGATTGGAGGCATTGGTAACTGTATCTAGATGCTCCGGTCCATTGGTAATGGGTAGAGCCGGGGAATAAAAAGGGACGACACCGGTAAAGGTATCGTCCACAAGTTCGTCCTCCAGATAGAGGCCGTCAATATTTACTTTAGGTACAGCTTTCATGGGATACCTCCTTTATTGTTCTGCTTCGAAAATAACAGTAAATTGTAGCGCAGCATTTAATGCTTGATCACCTATCCCTATATAAACTCTTCCATCATTTCTAACCTCGATGGCATTAGAAGCAGCTGATGACTGGTTTTCGTTACGAGATATTGCCAACCCAGAAACTATTTTTTGGGGACGATAACCTTCCGGTAAAACACAAATGTGGCCGCTAACCCCATTCTTTATCGTTCCTGTTAAAATCACAATCTTCCCTATCTTTTTGAAACCAACGAGATAAGATGTTGAATCGTATTGTTCCCATCCATTCAATAACGTCGGCGTAATCCATCCCGGTATATCATTATCCAACTTCTTATTAATTAGTACGGACACAGCGGATGTATTCTGCTGCACTGTATCGGTTAAGTCCTTCATGATGGCCTTTTCATTGACAGAGTATGATCCGATGATAGGAACGACAGGGGAGTTATCGAGCGTCAGATATGTCGCAGAATATGCATATTTCTCATCGTCTTGCTGAACATTCAGCAACTGGGCCATAGCTCCTAGTGATGTAGTTGAGTATGAATACTTAACCCATCTGGGATCATACTTACCCTCTCGGTATACTGCCAGTACCCTATAAGCTTTTTTTGTAAAATGACTCTCTGGAACAGGCCACGATCCGTTATTTATGTTGTACTTTCTATTCCCTGTATCCCTGACCTCATTGTAAGGTTTTACACTCTCTCGAACCACAATCTCCGTCCCTACTTCGACCTGATTGGTGCCTTCACTTAACGTCAGCATGCCTTCGAATACAATCGGCTCGACTGTAGGTGTTTCGAGTTGGTATATGAGTTTGTACGGCTGCCAATATACGTTCGTGGGAGCAGGAATTGATGGTAGTGTAGTTCCAACATCCTGCCAGCCGTCTAAACCTGAAGGCGTTCGATACACCCACGCCTTAGTTCCCGTACCCGTGTAAATATCGCTACCGCTTCCGCCAGCAGGATACATTTTGTACCCCATAAAATACGCCTTAATTTCATATGTTGTCGGCGTGTAGTTGTCACCCCATCCGCTGTCTGCATTTGAGATCGAAATTTGAAAGTTATCAATAACCCCATTGGATCCTGAAGACCCAAGATTTAAATTATCAGCCATACTGCTGACGGTAAAGTAATCTGTCTCCTTTATGATTTTGCCTTGAAACTTGGTCAATAAACCAGAACCATCTGCAGCAGAATGGCTTGGCAACAATGCATTAATCCACTTAAAGCCAAGGCCAGCCCCCCATAGTTCATATGGTAATTCGCCATCCAAGTCAACCCTTTTCCACCTCGCCAGTTTGAAGTATTTCCCGTCCTTCTCAAATATCTCGTCAGCTTTCGCACCTGTCAGCGGATCAGCGTATAATTCCGTTTGCAGTGCAAGTATGAGGTCTTCTCGTGGTTTGAATGGTTTGGGCGTGGAGCCGAGCGTGAGCATCGGATTTTTAAATGTGAACTTGCCTGCCTGCCCAACATCACTAACATTTGATAAATAAATTCTCGCGACTTCCGTCTCACCAGAATTAAACGTTTTGAATTGTTCAGAAGTATTAGGAACCAGTATGGTATTACGAATAGGATCCGTAACTGAAAGATAGCCGTTATGCTCAGCACTTAATCGATAAACAGCGTTTCTCATTAATGGAACATCTAAATATTTGTAATGAGACTTGTCGGCTTCTCCAACAAATGATAATGTGTTATCGGTTGTTGAGTATTCGTACTTTCCACCCATTGGGGAATCAAACCATTCGTAAAACGGCGGAAGCAGATTCTCCCCGTAACGGATCGCATACGGATTTCGCACAGGCTGAATGCTGTCCACATACGGATATTTCGCGGCTATTTGGGAAGCTGTCATCGTGCCGATCAAATCATACTCTGATTGTGTAACTTCGTAAATACGAAATCCATCAAAGTAAGCTATATCGCCTACCGACCTTTTAATAAGCCCATGTAATACAATGTAATCTGCACCTTCCAGATCAGATGGTTTTAAGCGTACAAAGGAAGGGGAAAACTCTTCTTTATTCGTAATTGGATTTCCGTCGATATTACTTTTACCGCCACCCATTTCAATAATAATTCTTCCGCCAGCATCCGATTTTACATCTACTATGGCAACATAGTATTTAGTTTTATCTATAAGGGACGTTATTTGTCGCCATACTGTCCCCTGACCGTTCCCCCCACTAGCAACAGTCACTTTAAGACTATTAGAACCGTATACTTTGTTGTCTGAATCTAAGGCTATAGTCGACGTATTTTCCAACCATCCGTCGATACTTTCGCAATTACCATCCCGCCCCAACAAATTCACCAACGTCCGCCCCTTAATCCCGCTCAGCGAAAAGGGCGCGCTTCGCTCCGCGTTCACGATCTGCAGCCCCGGCTGCAGGACGACCTCCCGGCGCGCCTCGGTGTCCAGGCGTTGCTGCAGCGCCTCGATGGCCTGGCTCGCTTCGCCGGCAAAGCGGTCGACCGTGTCCGCGTTCTGGTCGATATATTTCTCCAGATCGAAATACGTCGTTGCCGGCGACGTCCGATCGATTTTGTTCAACCCGATATTCGGTGTTACCGGATTCGTCATTTATGCTCCTCCTCCCAACAATCTGTCTTGCGTCGTAGCCGATAACTGCTCCACCGTCATGCCCTCCACCTCGGCGATCGTAAGGTAACGCAGCGCATAGTCGACGGCCATGTGCGCGGGCTTGATCGCTTCAATCGCCGATTGAAGATCACTCAGATTCGGCGGAATGCCGAGGGTATCCCTGAAATGAATCGTCACCTTGTACTCGGCCGGCTGAACAGAAACCTCGATGCTGCCCCGCTCGTAGGCTTGGGCGACATTTTTGAGCATGCTAGCGGACACCTTGCCGCTTCCCCGCATCTTCGAAATGACGACCGAGCGCCGCTGCTCGAGCGGCTTGGACGGGCTCACCGGGATGCTCAGGTCCTGCTCATACCGGGACAGCGCCCAGGTCGCGGTCTCCGGATAGTACTGATCGATCAGATCCACCAGACTCTCATCCAGCTTGTCCAGCTCAGCTCCTTCCGCATTGGCGATGGCTTTCATGTCCCGGATGCCGTGATAAAAGGACGGGAGATATCCCATCCAGACCTCTGCCTTGCTCATCGCACCGTCACCGTCCCCAGTACGGCGACCGCTTCCGGTTCAATCAAGACGCTCTCGGTCCCTCCATTGACGGTCAGCACCTCGTAGTCGATCACTTCGGGAATATCCAGGATGACGTTGGCAATCCGGTTATACCGGACCAGTGGATCCGTCATGGCGAGGTCCTTCAAATACTGCCGAACGCCCTGCTCAATCGCTTGCTGGACGCCGTCCAAGCCCGCACCATCCAGGAGTGTAACCTGCACTTCAATGTTGACAGGTACTTCAACCGCCCCGGTCACCGTCACAACGGATCCGACTGGAGCAGCTCCCTCGCCCATCCCGTCCATCGTGGGATCGATGTACTGCTGCACAGCTTCTACAATAGATGGCGCGGGCGATCTCATCTCATTGTCCAGCAGAACGACTTTGACCGTTCCCGGCCCGTCCCATAGCGGAAAGGCTTTAGCTTTGCCAACGCCGGCCTGCTCCCGCGCCCACAGCTCATATTGATTTCGATTCGCGCTGGTGACGGGTCGGGAGATTTTTTCCCGGTAACGATCATACAACGCCTCATCGGACTCGGTATCTTCCCCAGGCGCCAGCAATTCGAGCAGCTCCGCCTTCACCAAGCCTTCGATATACTCAAGCGGCAGCAGCGTGCCAAACCGCCGATTGCCCTCTTTGCCGACCGTTTCGCATTCCAGCATATATTCGCCCGCGTCCAGCCGGTCGATGACCGTGTAGTTTAACGCATCCAGCGAAAAACGGCTCCCTATCGGAACCTCCGCCGGTAAATTTTGTTCTCCTATAAAACGTCCGCGCAGCCGCGCTTTCGTGGCCTGCTTACGCGTCAGTCCCGACCAGGCGATGCTCCGGTCCAAAAACTCACCGGAAGCCGTGGCAGCAAACTTGAAGTTCATGGAGGAGCTCAGCTCAATGTAAGCTTGCGCAAGCTCCGCGGCGGCTGGGGCAAGCGCATCGAAGATAATGCTTCCCTCTCTTTTGTCCAGTCCATCCGGCACCCGGCCCAGCATCCGTTCCAGGATCGCTTCATAGGTCTGATCCTCATACATCCTCCCTCACCTCCTTCGTCATCGCAAACGACCCATACACAGTTCGGACCGTAAATTCCGCCATTGCCGTCTCCCCGGCAAAAGAAATATTCATGTCGTCGACCGACAGAATCCGGTCGTCCTGAAGCAGCGCTTCCTTGATATGGCGCTCAATCTCGGCATACGCCCACAGCGGGTCACGCCCGATGACATCATATAGCTCATGGCCGTAGTCGCTGCTGTAGATCAGGTGCTCGAAGCGGCGGGTTTGGAGCACCTTGGCAACGGCCTGCTTGATCGCCTCCAGTCCATCAATTTGACCGGACAACGTCCCCTCTTCCAGGTTCAATCGGTAGGTCAAGCTCGGCTGGTCCAGACTCTCCACCACTTCGGTATCCGGTTGAATCGTGCCTCCCTGCGGAATCATGACGGCTTCACCAGCCGATCCAGCACAAGATACGTCTGTCCGCCCTGGTAACGGAGCAGCAGCACCGTATCCCCGATCTCAAGCCCTTTGCGGATCAATACTTCCTGACCGTCAATATTCAGTTTGTACTCCGTCATGGACTCTCCGATCACTAAAAAATCCTCCGTCAGGCTGAAACGCTGATCCACGTTCACCTCCAGAGGATTCACCGATGTTACCGTGCCATACAGCACCGCTACGGGATTCGTGCTTCCCACGGCGCTCAGGCTCGCTTTTTTGATAATATCCAGCATCATGACTTACACCACCTTCATATTCAGCGACATCGTATGCGTTCCGTCCGAGAACTTGTGCGAGCACTCATCGATGAGATAAGGCTTCAAGCCTTCGCCGGGGAGATTGACGTAAATCGTGTTCCCTGCCCGGACGCGCAGATCGCCGATCGCCTCGATGGAGAGCGTCTGCAGCTCCCTGTTCTTCAGCTCCAGTAAATTTTGGGCAAGCTGCTTCAGCTGCGCCGGATTCATGTTCTCATCGGCAACCTCGTACAGCTGGAGAAGGCCCCACTGGGCGATGTTCTCTCCGTGCTGATAGAGGTAGACGTCCCGCTTCCCGGTCTGCTTGTTATCGCGAACCACCTTAATTCGATTGTACGTCTCGTTGTCGATGCTCTTTTTATAGGAAAAATCCGTCATCAGGCTGTCTTCCCCAACGGCCAGCATCAGCAGCATGTCCTTGATGTTCTTGAGCGTCAGCTTTCCGAACTCGTCGTAAAACATATAGTACTGCTTGGTTGCCATCAGCGTCGCATCCAGCGCTTTGCAGATAATATCGATCAGCTTCTTGTCGGCCTCCAGCATCGCCGGAATGACATGTCCCGTATCGGCCAGCGTCCCTGTCTTCAGATTGAAGTCCTTGGCGATCTTGCGGATAATGTCCTCCACCTTGGCGTTCGTAAACCGGTAGGTGTCGTTGCTGGACAGGTAGCGCAGCTGGTCGTAGGCCATGAGCTTCACCTCGGCATCCATGCCCCACTCTTTGGAGAAAACATAACCGTAAAACAAGTCCTTATCATCCTTGCGGAACCGGACGATGTCGCCGTTCTCAATCTGGAATTGCTGGCTCTGCGCCAAACCGTCGTTCACGAAGCGAATATCCAGACTGGCCGGCTTCGCCTGACGGCTTGTCTTCCATGTGATGTCGGTGACGACCTGCCCGAGATCCCACACGCTTCCGTTCTTCCGGTCTATCATCAGCTCGATCATGCCGTCACCTCCTTTAAGGGATTTTCAACACCCGGCTGACGGCGAGCTTTCGGACCTCATGATCCTTGATGCCGTTCAGCTTTTGGATTTCGGTATGGCGGGAGCCGCTGCCGAGCAGCTTTTGGGCGATGCTCCAGAGCGTGTCCCCCTTAGCTACGGTATACGAGTTCGGCTTCTTCCGGTCATCCGGACGCTCCTTGGTCTTCACCGCGGCCGCCTTGCTGTCCTTGGCCGGCACAACCTTGCGGGCGCCATAGAATACATAGCGCTTGAGGGTGATCGAAAATTCTATATCCTCCGGCGAACCGGACATCGTGTTCCAGCTGAAGCTCTCGATGGAGGCCGCCATGTTGATGCCGAAGGATTTCATCGCCCGTACCACATTCCCGCTGTCCGTACCGCTGAGCGGATCGGGGACCAGACCCGTCATGACAAATCGCACTGGTCTTCGGCTCTCCATCCATCCCTTGATGGTGTTTACATAATCGATGGGGAGCTTCAGCTTGTCCTTGCTTGTATTGACGAAAGGATACGTTCGTCCCGGAAAAAAGCTTTCAAACGATATTTCGGTCAGCTTCGGATACAGGATCGCGTTGATCTCGCCAAGTCCGGCCACGGTGTAGGATTTCCCCTCGCTGCCGTCCTTGACCTCGATCCGTTCCGGATTGACCGGAAAGCGGAATACTTCCTGTTGATTATTAAAACTCAGAAACAGCCCATAATCGCTCATGCTACAGATACACCCCCTCCGCGCTGGATACGAACTGCTCCTCCAGCGTCCGGTTAATTCGGGACATAATCGTATCGAGATCTGCGCCGGAATTAATATCCCCTGTCGTCATCTGCACGGTCGGCGTTAACGTGATCATGTTGCTGATCGCGTTCACTTCGGCCAAATCGCGCATCACTTTGAGATCCTCGCTCGCTACATCAACCGTGTTGTTCACCTGGCCGATGGAATCAATGCTGCCACCCGCAGGGGCAACCGGCACCGGTGCCGCCGGCATGGCAGGCATCGCGGGCATAGGCGTGGCGGGCATGGCTGGAGCCGGCGCAGCTTTAGGATAAGCGACGTCGTAGCCGGTTTTGCCGGCGTTGTTTTGTTTGAGGAGGTCCTCGTAACTTGGCCCCATATCAAGCTCCGGCATGAATTTCTTCTTGAGGTTATCCATGGAGAATTCCTCGATGGCATCCTGACCGGCTTCTTTAAAGCCAGAATAATCAGCCTGAAATTCAATTAATTCGATTTTTTTAGCTTCTACCCCAAGCAGATTCGCGAAGAACCCGGTAACTTTGTTAACCGAGTTTAAGATGCCATTGATAATTTTGATAACGGTATTCACCGTATTCTGAGCCAAGTCGACAATAAATCCGAAAGCATTGCTAAACGCTTGTTTAACGCCTTGCGAAGCCGACATTAAAGTCAAAATAACCGTGACAATGCCAATAATCAACGAAATAATCCGCATGATTGGATTCGCGTTCATTACGGCCCATAAACCTTTAAAGGCTGTAGACAGGATATTAACGACCGTCGAATATACGGTAGTCAAGACTTTTCCAATTGTAAAAATGCTGAGCAATAATAAAATCCCAGCTATTAACGGATAGAGTACAAATCCGACGGATGAGATGGCATTCTTCAGGAATTCCCATGCCGGCGGCACGATCTGAGCTACCCATAAAAATAGCTGTGCTATTAAGGTCAGCCCCATCGAAATGATCAAAATAAAAGGCTCAAAACTTCCTGATGCAAATGCCGCATTCAGCATATCAAGAATTGGGGAGAGCGACTCCAGAGCACCTGTCCCCATCTGAGAAAATGAATTGTTCACGTTCCCAAGCAGCGCCTGCCATTGATTTACCGGTGAATCCATCATAGTGTTCAACCCTTCTTGGGTCATTCCCGCTTTCTGGAGCAGTTGATCCATGGAAACGAGAAATGCGTCAAAATTTCCTTTTGACGCTTCAATCTCATTTTTGAAAGAATCCATGTGGACTTCAGGGATTAAAAATTGTTCAGCCAATGCATCGGTATCTCCCCGCATGGCGCTCATAATGGCCGATGCTGCGTCTGTTGAGCTGCTTTCCCCGGGAGACAGCTTGCTAAGCCTTGCCGCAAAGTTATTCAGCTCTGAAATCTGATCTGAATTTTTGGTCATGGACATGAACGTTAATGCATTATTCAATGATTCTTTGACGTCCAAACCGGCAGATAGAGCATCCTTTTTGAATGTTTCAAACATCGCCGTACCGATCTCGGGATTGCCGACCCTGATCTTGAAAAGATCCTTAAGCGCCTGATCTTCCGCCGCTGGAACAATCACGGTCTCTACTACGAACTGCATATGGGAATACGCTTTTTTCATCGAATTCATTACTTGGCTCAGCTGGCTTGCCTGCTGGGCACCGTTAACAATTTGGTTGTTCAAATTCTGCATAGCGCTCGTCGAAGCGGTGATCGCACTATTCACCTGATTAAAAGCCTGATTCATACCGTTTACAAGTCCCGTAACTCGGCTGATTAGGGCTGGATTAAGAAAAAATGCAGGGTTTCCCACACTCGCCATTCCCTCACCCCCTTCTTCTAAAATCTATCTTCGCTTCCGGATCCGCTCCCTCTTCTCCTTCTCCACCCGCATCGAGATCATGGCATAGATGGCGGCCCGTTCCCGGACCGTCATCGCCATGAGCTCATGAGGAAGAATGTGCAGTTCGTGGAGGGCGTAGTACGCATAGTTCGCGTCGCCGTCGCCCTCGTTGATTAGTTTTTTACTTCATCCACCAGCTCGTTCATATCGCGGTCAAAGCCGTTAAGGGCCTGCACGCGCTCCCCGAGCGCCGCAAACTCGCCCGGTAGCAGCATTTTGCGCAGCAGGGACTCCGCGCCAAGCACGCCGTACGATTTTTGGAGCTCGCTGTTTTTCAAATCCGGGTAAATGACGCTCGTCACCATCAGCTTCGCCATGTAGTCATTGGGATCGATCTCCGGCGTATACACGCCGTTCTTGCCCTTCACCTTGCGGGTGGCGGCACGGCGGCACTCCTGGTTCTCCTCCTCCGTAATGCTGCGCAGCTTCCACGGAACGGGCTTGCCCTCCGCATCCTTGAAACGAATGGAGACCACGAATTCCTCCGTGATCTCCGCAGGCGACTGACCTGCAAAAAACATGCTAAAATCGCTCATTTTCCTTCCTCCTCTTGTTTGTTCGTATTAGGCCAATGGGTTGAACGGGGTTTCGATCCGCACGTTCTCAAACGTAAACGCCACTTCTTCCTCCAGCGCCTCCGCTTCGGTATCCAGGGAAGCCATGATGACGCTGTCGAGGTTGACCCCCTCCAGGATGACCGTCTGCCGTCCGGTGGACGAGCCCGGATCCTCGTTGCGGACCTCGATCATGAAATAAGCGTCCTGTCCGGTCTGGATATATTCCATCATCAGCTCGCGGAACAGCGAGGTGACATAATAGATGGTCATCGTGCCGCTGCCCTTCCAGCCGATCGCCTTATGCTGGACGGCGCGCTGGCCCATCGTTTTCAGCTCAGCCTTCTCTTTCTCCACCGTAGCTTCCAGCGTTTTGATATAAAACATTTCCTCCATACGGTCGCCAATCTTGACGAATGCCTTGCCCTCTTGTCCCGAAATCGTATCGCTTGCACGTAAAAATGCCATCTTAGACCACCTTCACTTTCATGTATACTTTTTCAATTGCATCGACCGGTTGAACCTTGATATCGACGAACAGCACGTCACCCTCGGTACCTGGCGTCACCACAATATCCTCATTCGCGTTGAAGTTCTGAATCGCCCCGATATTCTGCAGGGAAGCGAAATACGCAGCGCACTCTGCCCAGAACAGCGTTCGGCCGTCCACATTGTTGTCGACTTTGCCGATGTAGGATTGCTCGAAGATCAGCTTCAGATCGTTCGCAATGCCGTCCAGAACGCGGACCACCCGGTTTTTGGAAAAATGGCGCGCCTTGGCCGGCTCGATCGACGTAAAGCTGTTAATGTCCTGCTCTACCACGGCTTTACCGCCGCTGTAGCTGAACAGGAATTCGCCCTTCGTCAAAGCTTCTTCAATTTCCGTATGGCTCAGACGAATATCGGTATCAACCGCTTCATCATAAGCCGCATACGTCAGAGACTCATTAACGGCTGCAGCAGCCGTGGCGCCCGTCACCCAGGCAACCGCCTTAATCTTGTCCACGATGGTGCCGTCGGTGAGGACAACGCCGTTTTTCACGCTGATAATGCCTTCGTAATCCGCCGCCGGATAATCCGGAAGCACGGCCTGCACCTTCTTGCCTTCCTGCTCGCGCAAGCGCTTGATGAACGCCGTATACAGCGATTTGAGGGTAGCGTCGTCCGAAGCCAACCCCACCGTCTGGAAGTCTTGAACCTCAAGCGCAGCCAGAAAATCGACATGATCTTGGTTCGTCACGGTCCCGTTCGCGCCGCCTGTCAGTGCAAATCCTGCCGTTGCGGCCAAATCGCCGGTATCCGGCGCGAAGGTTACATACAGATTCGGCTGCAGTTCCTCGGCGTTCGTAACGAGCTGCTTGTCCACGGCTTTGCCGCTCAGCAGGGTGCTGACGACGAACTTGCCCGCATCATCGACCGCGTTCTCGATCACGATGCGGATATCGTTGCCGCGCTCCCCGCCATGCCGAGCGGTCACGCTAAGCCCTGCTACGGCTCCTGCAGCTTGAACGCCGCTGTTCAGGCGGTACAGCAGAAGCGTTCCTGCCCGCTTGAGCGTTTCTTTTACCAGCAGCAGCTGAGGGGATGTGATATCGTAGCCCAATACCTCCAGCAGATTGCTGCCTGGGTTGATGGCGAGGAGCTTATGCGGCTCTCCCCATGGAAGCGAGAGTCCCAGCGCGGCGATCCCACGTTCGCCGACGCGTCCGATCGGCTGCTCCTGCGATGTGATTTGGGTGTATACCCCAGGTCTTACTTTGTTAGGTGTTGTCCATGTTCCTCCGGCCATTTAAATGACCTCCTTTTTCAAAAATGTGGTAAGCTGTTCTTTCGCTTGCTGGACCGTGTACGTCGTCTCTTCTGCCAGTATGGCGTTCAGCACATCCTTCTCCCGGTTGCTGAATTGCTGGGACTGTACCAGCTGGTGTTTCGTAAACGCCGGTGTTGCCTGTTTCTTGCTCATTTCAAACCGCCTCCTTGTTGTAAGGTTTGCATCTTTGGAACGGATTCGGCTGAATCCGAAGATACCTGAATAACATACTCTGCGCGGAAGTATCCTTCTTCCGCCGCAGCTCCTTCCCTCTCCGGCCGCTCCCATGCGACCGCCGCCGCCCGGCATGGTCGGCCTTCCACTTCGAGCTCCGTCAAGCTCTCCAGCATCTCGTCCATGATCCCCGCCACGGGCTGCCCCGCCGCAGGCTTATAAAAGATGCGGAAACGAAAACGAGCCGCATATCGTCGTTGCGATATCGGCTCGAATTCGGCTAGCGCCAGCTCAGTTTGGAAGTAAGGTGGTTCTGGTATAGGAACGGCATCCTCCCTGGAAATCAGGGGGATGCCGGGGAAGGAGCTGTTTAGTCGGGATGCTAGTGCATCCGTGATGTGTTGGGTTAGCATGGGGGCTCCTTTCGTTGGTTTTGATCTGTAAGTATTATCTTTCGTACACTAAAATATCATAGGTATTCTCTCGAATTCCGGGTTGAGTAGCACTCATATATATGGAGACACTATTACCGAAAAATTCTGAAACTCCTACAGAGGAAGGGCCTGAAGCAGTGTAAAATGATCCATTTGGCATATAGAATCCCACCACCCTTGTAAGATTTGAAATTTTACCTGGTATATCTTCGTATTTATGTAAATACATTAATACACCTGGTCGAAATCCTACATCGTATACAACTGGTCCACTCGAAACCACTTGTACACCCGAAACTGAAAAAGTCCTTTTGCCCTCAACTAGCTCACCATTTATCCCGAAAATATTAACGCCTGCGCGAATATTTCCTGGGATGAGATTCGGATCTCCTAAAATCGTAATTGCCGATGAATAATATCCTTCTGCCTTTGTTTGGTTAATCGTTCCGGGGATTACACTCCCCCCTGCCCCTCGATTCGGCATTGTCCCCGTCAATCCATTCCCACTTGCATTACTAAATGTCTTTCCAGCCAGAACATCGGCTGGATTCGCATTCCCTGTCGCTCGAATGACTCCTGCCATCTTAGCTACCAACTGCGCCCATGTTTCACTCGTGGATGCCGAGACGCCGATGGAATTGAGCGCGGCAACCACATTCGCTTTCTGCTCAACTCCAAGCTGCTTTCCCGCGAGCGCCTCGTCATACGCCGCCTTCACCGCCTTCTCCGTCGCAGCCACATTCTCCCGCGTGCCGTTGGTGGCACTCGACAGCTGCACGATCCCCTTCTCCGTCAGAGATGCGTCCGGAATGTCGACATTCACATTTTCCAAACCCTCCCGTACCTGACCGACGGCAGTATCAATCTTGTCCCAGTTCTCGTTCAGCATCGTCTCGATGTTGAATGTCTCGTTGCCATCCGTCATCGGGTCTTTTTTCAACAGTCCTAAATTCGGTGTGTTACTGGCCAATTCAGGCACCTCCTGCAAATTTGTTTAAAGGCATCTGTCCCAGCTCGTCCAAGGTCATGACCTCATGGATGTCGCGGATGAGCAGGTAATTGAACGCATACTCCACCGCCAAATGCGCCGGCTTGATCTCCTCGATCGCCGCCTTCAGATCCTCCAGGTTCGGCGGAATGCCGAGCGTGTCGACGAACTGGACGGTAAATCGCCATTCCCCCGGTTGAAACGTAACCTCGACCGCCCCGCCGTCGTAAGCTTCTGCGACATTCTTAACAAGCCGGCCCGAGAAGGTTCCGGCTCCGCGCAGCTTCGACTCCAGCACAGCCCGCCGCTGCTCCATCGGCTTCGCCCGGTCCGTCGGGATGCCGAGCTCCTCCTCCCAGCGGTCGAGCCCCCAAGTCGCGGTACGGACGAAGAACTGGTCCGCGGCTTCATTGAGCGCTTGATACAGCGCATCCAGCTCGCTCCCCTTGGCCTCCATGTCCGACTGCATGACGCGGGACGTCTCGTAGTAAGCCGGCAGATATGAAAACAGCTCGCGTCCCCGCAAGCTGTTGATCCTCGCCTTATTCACTTACGCTCACCGTCCCCAGCACCGCCACCTGGCCGGAGCCGATTTCGATGTTTTGCTGCTCGGCATGGCCGTTAATCGTCAGCTCCGAATAGTCGACGATGATCGGGATATCCAGCAGCACGGCTGCAATACGTGTATACCGGACAAGCGGATCCTTCCGGTTAAACGCGATTTGCTGCAGGTAAGCCCGGACCCCTTCCTCGATCAGCGCCCGGATTTCCTCAATCGTGGACGGCTGCTCCTGGGTGCGCTGCACCTTGACCGAGATATGAATCTCGACTTCCTCGGCCGGCATGACGGTGACGATAGGACCTGCCGGGGCCGTCCCCTCCCCTTGTCCATCCTGCGTTGGGTCGATATGCTGCTGGACGGCATCCACGATCTCCTGGCTAGCCGCCCGCTTATCCGTGTCCAGCAGATAGAGGCCGACCGTCCCCGGTCCGGCCCACAGCGGGGCGACCTCCACGCCGCCGACGCCGGGGATTTCGCTGGCCCACTGCATATACTGCGCTTTGTTGCCGCTGGTCCCCTGGCTTCTGACCTTTGCGTAAAAACGTTCCAATAGCGACTGATCCGTCTCAATATCAGTGCCGCTTCGCGTCGGCTCGGGATTCGTCACGGACGTGACGCCGCTGACGGAGGTCATCATCAGCTGGATGACCCCTGCCGGCACATTGCCGCTCTTCCCTGGAGTTACGGCACGGATCGGAGCCGTTCCGGTACCGTCCGGTCCCAATGTAACACTCGCAGTCGTGACATACTCTACCGAAGACTCCCCGGTCGTCTCGTCGGCCGGCGTTGCCACATACGTTCCCTTCGGGACGTTCGTGCCCGGTTTCCCCGTAAACACGACACTTCCCGATGAAGCTACCGCCTCGCGTCTTGTCACGCCATGCTCGGCGGTCCGAAGATCCAGCTCGGCTGAGCGGATATCCGGGGAGTCGCTGGCCGCCGTGCTGGCAAACCCTCGGCGAAGCAGCTCCTGCGCCCACAGGGCCGCTTCGGACAGCATGAACGCCACCGGCGCCTGCGCATCCCAAATAAAAGAGCCCTCGGATTTATCGATATCCGAAGGCACTTTTGCCAACATGCGGTTCAAAATGTTCTCTTCCGTCTGTTCCTGCAAATACATCGGCACATCGGCCATCAGGTCATCACCACGCTTTCTATCATTTCCGTCTCATCCCGTACGCTCGTGATGCGGCAGCTGAAACGGCAGGCTTCCCCTTCCCATTCAAACTGGAATTGATCCACGCTCTCCGTGCGGGCATCCGCCAGCAGCGCTTCAGATACCATCCGCCGGATTTCGCTCTCCAATAGCGGACGGCCATGCCCCTTGCCGATCAGCTCCTCCAATTCACTGCCATAGCCGCGTGAATAGATCAAATGCCGGTAGCGCGGGGTTCGAATCGTTTTTTCACACCAGATAACCCATGCATCCTTCTCATCCGCGGCAACCAATTTGCGGGTTGGGGTCATGACAAATTCTCCTGCTTCAAAATCAAACCGCCAGCTCCGCCCGAACACGGCCCCGTGATCTTCGGACGTTTCAGGCCCAACTGAATCGGTCCAGATCATGTCCTCCGTTTCGGGAAACAAATTAGCCATGGCCGCTCACCACCTTGCACACCACGACGACGTCATGGCCGCCGTTGACGCGAACCGCCAGCACTCGATCGCCGGGGCGTAATCCTTGGTTCAGCTTCCACTGTGCCTCCTCCACTTCCGTTTCCTCCAATTCCAAAGAGACGGCCGTCTTGCCGCCATCTCCGCTGATCGTTCCTTCTACGGTTCGGCGAGGCAGCGACAATTGGCCCGGAAGCTCGGCAACCATATACTCTTGCAGCTCATGCTTGAAATCATCCAGCTTGAGTCCGGTCGAGGTTATCGTGCCGAGTACGGCTCCCACTCCGCCGATCGCTTGGCGGGTCTGCTTATGGAAGGAAGACAGCAAGGAGGATGCCAATTGTCCATAGGGGTCTTTACTCAAGATAAAACCTCCTTTTTACATCATCATAGCTCCCAAGCTCCAGCATCATGCTTCCCGGATTGCCGAGCTCCCGGCTGACCGAAATCACAAGCAGCTTCGACGAACCGAGCATGACGGCATCTCCTGCGCGAATCGTGTTGATATCAGGAGCGTTTACCGTAATCGTCTCCCGGATCCCTCGGAGCCTGCTTCGGGCCAGCTGACGCGCGGCCGCGGCGGATTTCACCTCATCGTCCTGGATGATCGCCTGCAGCTGCCCGTATTTGGCGATATCCTTCTCTTCGATGGCCATTACCTTCGAAGGGACCTCCTTCCCGGTCTCGCTGGCCGATGTTGCCAGCACCTTGACTTTGGTCGCCGCCCCTTCGAGCGTCCGCTGCTGAATCGTATCGGTTAACGTCTCTAAGACATATACCTCGCGGTTTGACCCCAGCTCATACAGCTCAAGTCCCGAAGGGATCATGCGCGGATGGTACAGCTTGCCGCCGGCCTTGGCCGTTTCCCGCAAATCCGCGAACATGCTGGCATAGATCGACTGCGTCCGGTAAACGGAGCGTCCGAGCTGTTTTTCGGTATCGGGCAGATGGGCGAGCTTGATGTTCCAGTCGGCCGCGTACTTTTTGAAGCGCTGCGTTGCCGTCTGTTTTGCCGGGAACAAATATTCATCCTCGGATTTATCCAGATAGACCGTCCGGTCATAGATCGTCAGCGTCATCCGCTTCACGCCGTTGTTCGTAGTCTCCGCTTCCCAAACCACAGCCGGATGGAGCAGGGGAACATAATCCTTCTTCCCATAGGGAATACCGCTGATCCGAATCGCCATCCCGGGCGAAATCGGCGGCAAGTCCGGCGTCACCACCAGGTTCACCGTGCCTTGATAGGCGACCTGCTCCAGCGAATCCCTTAAGTTGATAGCTTCCACCAGAGGCGACAAATCGTATTTGTCCTGCAAAATCACTTTATAACTCATGGCAGCACCAGCTTTTGACCGGGTTTAATGGCATTTGGATTGTTGCCGATCGCTTGCCGGTTCAGTGTATAGATCTGGTTCCATTTCGAGCTGTCCCCGAGCTCCAGCTTGGCGATTTTGGAGAGGGAGTCCCCCGGCTTGACCGTGTAAGTCTTGCTCTTCTCCTTCATGTCGGCCCGCGGCTTTTTGTTGATGCCCGATGCGCCGGCGGTTTTCGCTACTTTCATCTCACTCCACGTCCGGAGGGTCAGGTCGAAATACACATCCCCCTGCTCCCCGCCGCGAAACGTCGTTTGATGGGAAGCCACGAACACCGGTACATTGACCGCGGTTTCGGTAATGATAAACTGAATCGGCGTTTTGGACACCAGGAACTCATTGAGCGTATTCATGGCCGTTTGCGGTTTCGGGTGCGAATCCCGGCTTCCTTTGCAGTATGATTCGTCGAACTCTTTTGGAAAAAAAGAAGAGAAGGATATTTCCTTGATTTTGTTTCCCTGCGGAAAATCAAACTCGCCAAAGGTTAGAATCGTTGCCGTTTCAAAGCCCTTTTGCCGTGAAATGGTCACTTCCTCGGGATTAACCGGAAATATAAATTCCTTCCCCTTGCCGTTCTTCAAAATAAACTCCATCGCCGGCCCCTCCTTTCCGTTAAAATGCTGCTAAAGTTTCTTGCCTGCCTAGTGCCTCCAACCGTTAATATGGCATAGACGCAGCCGGCTTCCGGTTCTGGGATGCTTTCATCAACTCCGCTCTCAGGCGCTGCCCGACCTGCAGAATCAATCCCTCCACATCCACCGGATGCTCCTCACGCACCGTAACCTGCACCGCTCCAGGCGGAAGATTATAGTTGGTTGTCGCCTCCGTTTTGGAATCCCGCAAATATCCCGTCAGCGCGCTCATTTGCTCCGGACTGATCTGAACCATCTGCGGCGACATCTGCTTGCCGGCGGCATACGCCTGGCTCCGGGCGGGATCAATGGCCGGTGGGCCAAACGATGATCCGGAGTATGGAAGGACTGGGGCGGATGGCGGGCGTGGGGTTGCCGGACCTGCAGGTATTGCTGGTGCCGGATTGGCAATCATGGAGCTTGGGGCAGAAACGGCTGGTGCTGCCGGCTTCGGAACCGGTTTGGCCTCGGCAACAACGTCCTTTTTCTTTTTTCCGAAAGAGAACGTGTTGGAGAACCATTTCGATACCTTATCCCCGCCCGATTTGAACGTTTTCGTGATCCCGTTAATTGCACCGCCGATTTTTTCGCCCACGAAGCTTCCGACAGCGCCGCCGACGGTCGAACCGACCAAGGTGCCGGCCACCGGGATAACGGACCCGATCGCGCCGCCGATCGTTGCGCCTATACCACCGCCAACGGCAGAGCCGATCGCTTGATTACGCTCTTTTCCGGGCTTGGCCGCCGCAATATCGTTAACGTCAGCTAAGAAGCCTAAAGGCCCCAAAATTCGCTTGCCTGCTCCCTTTAAAAAGCCGGAAGCAAGCTTGCTTGGAGCTGCTCCTGCTGACACCTTGGAAGCAGCAACCTTTGGATCTGCTGCTTTCGCCGCTTGCGAAGCTGCCCCGTTGTCCGTGCCTTTAGCCGCTCCAGATCCCGTACTGCCAGTGTCCGCTATTTTATCGGCCGGTGTCGCGGCAGCCCTGCTGCCAGGATTCGCCACTGCTTGTGCAGCCGCACTGCTTCCTGCGCTTATCCCGCTGGTCGCAGGGGCGCTACTGCCACCACCGCCGCTGCCACCGCCAAAAAGCGCACTTCCGCTTTTCCAGAAGTCTCTGGCTCCTCCGAGAATCCCCGTACCTGCATTACCTACGGTTTCAATCAAATCCCCCGCGGCAGCGATCGTTCTAAATCCCCTTCCCTTTCGCTGCCTTCTCCCTCGCTCCACTCTGGATTCTTTGGGGTAGGAGCTCTCCGAATTGGAGGAGTCTTTGTTCGCTTTAGTATCATTTCCAAGCCAGGCATCGCCTACCTTTTTCGTCTTATCGCGCAGCTCGCCTACGCTTTTAGCACCGCCGCCGAATGTTTTCATTGCGCCAAACATATCGATGGCATGATCAAGCTTGGATTTCGGCTTCTGAGCTCCGCCCCCGCCGCCAAGCTGCAGTTTCGCAAGCGCGTCGGCAAGGCCCTTCAAGGCAACTGTATTTTCTTTAAGTGCCTTTACTAAGGGATCAAAGTTAAGCGGCTTGGCGGAATGCTTGACATTCACGTTCATATTCACGTTCCCCGAAGCATTGATCACCTGCGATTTCACGCGGTTGATCTTGGCCAGCAGGTTGTCCAGGCCTTTGGAGGCGCGGTCCTTCAGCACGATTTCCGGTGCCATGCGGGTTCTGCCGATTCGCAGCACCCGGCCCTGGATGCGTTCGAAGTAGCGCTCCATGGCGCGCAGCTCGCGGTTCGCCTTGATGACGTTTTTCGGATCAATGACTAGATTCATCCGGTAGTTCATGGCTTCAGCCATATCGATTCACCTCCTCACATTTCGCTCTGATCAGCGAGCCGGTCCATTTCCTCCTGGGAAAAAGCGAGCAGCAATAAGCGCTCGCCTCGCGGCAGCCGCCAAAACTCTCCGGGGCGAAGGTGATGCCGGGCCCATAAGTGGTACAGCATCGTAGTCATTCCCCCGGAGCCGATCAGTTTTTTAGGTCGGCGATCTCGACTCCGAAGCCGGACAGCTCAAGCACCTTATCGCCGACGGCATCCAGCTCCCCGGCCAGCAGCATCCGGCGGACCGCCTGCTCTCCGCCCGACAGCTTCAAGCGGCTGGTGATGCGCGGATCGCCCCAGCCGTTCAGCGTCAGCCCTTTGACGGACAAGCTCCCGGTCGCTTCCGAAATCAGGAGCGCGTTGAACGTCTCCGTATCCACCTTCTCATCCACCACGCCTTTCACGTTCCGGCGGACCGTGCAGCGCTCGCGGATGCTGTCCACCTTGCTCGAAGTCAAACCGTGCAGCACGATCTGCATATCGAGCCGCTTGATGCGCACCGTTTCCTCCGGCAGCTTCTCCGCCGCCTCGAACAGGCTGTCCAAAATTTGCTCTTCGCTCAAATGCTCGTTCAAGCTCATATCGTCGTCCCCTTTCGCGATTCTTTAGCCTTTCAATCGTTCACTCCATCGATTATTCAAGGTGTGAACCATTCATCTCTTTTCCCATAAAAAAAGCAGCATCTCCCAACATTCACGGCATGAATCATCGATCGATGCTGCATGTATCTTTTTTTCACTTTTACGATAAAATCATTAATCCGCCGAAATCGGGTCGAGCAGCTCGTACCCCTCAAAGGTGAACGATGTCTCCTCCTGCACTTCTTCACCCGCAGTCCAGTTCGCGAGCTGGATCTTGTCCGGCATGCAGCGGATCAGGCGCACGCGCTCGTGACCGTACGATTCGGGATCGTCCAGCTTGGAAATAATATCGAACTTCGTAAAGCCGCGGGCGATCATGTCCGATGTGACCTTATAGCCGCTCATCGTGCCGGTGCCTTTTTTGCTCCCGCTCTTATGCACCGTCCAGTCGTTGCCGACCAGCTTCAGCTCGCGCTTCTCAAGCTCCACGCTCGCTTCCAGCTTGTTAATATGCGTCTGCCATACCCCGTCGATATAGGCCTGGCCATACGTTCCCATAATGACTCTTGATGCATCCAACATAGATATTCCTCCTCAGCATTTTTGAATGATTGGATATTGATTGGACCTCACGGTACAGTAAGCCGAACCGTCCGGACTGATCCCACCCGTTTCGTCCCGAATCGTCCTAAGCTCGTGCGACGCGGCTCTTTAGGTTACCGGAGGCCATCTTCCTTTACTGCACGTAAAACGTGCCGAACAGCTGCTCCATCACATCGGTCAGCTTCACGTTCCATTGCAGGAACACTTGATCCGGCTCCGGCTGCTTCACGGCGGAATCGCCGTAATAGGCAGGATCCAGAATGACGTCATAGCCGTCCGGCTCGATGACGTTGCTCAGCGACAGCTGGCCCAAATATTCTTTCACGGCGCCGATCAGGGCAAGCCTTCCTTCCTCGGTGTTATTCACCTTGCCGATGTACGTGCCTTCGGCGGCCGCCTGCAGATCGGCATGAATGGCGTCCATGACGCGGATCGAACGGATTTTCTTCCACGCATTGTTCTGGCCCTCCGCCGGATTCACGAGCGTATTGATGCCGCGCAGGGCTTTCACCTGACGTCCGTCAAAAATCAGCAGGAAAACGCCGTTTTGAACCGCAAGCTCCTGTTCCGAGCGGCTCCAGCGGCGGGTGACATCCTCAAACGGCGTCACCGCGTATGTAGCGGACTGGTTCAGCCGCTGACCTGCAATCAAACCGGCCACATAGGCGGCCGTCTGCGCGGAGCTGTAATCGACGCCGGACAAGCGTACGCCGGTGCCGACGTTCACAACGCCTTCGTGGTTTAGCGCAAGCGAACGGGCAGCAGCAGTCTTCGGCGCATCCTTGGCCACATCGTCGGCCGCGCTTCCGCCGAATACGGCCATAACCCCGCGGCCTTCCTGGCGGAGACGCTTCACCCAAGCGGCAAAGCTCTGAAGCAAGGACATGTCGGCCGCGTAGTCCAGCGCCACGACATCGAATTGCTGGCCTTGGGCGGCTTCTTGAAACTCAAGATAATCCGCATTGGTAATTCCGCTGTTGCCGCTGGTTCCGCCGGTGAATGCCGCGCCGTTGACGTCGGCAGGCACTGCGCTGCCATCGCCGAGCACGGTTGCGCTCACCCAGACGTTCTCATCATCCTCATTCACCTTCGCAGCGATCGATGCGGCCGTACCGTCCGCGCCAACATAGGTGCCGAGCAGCTTGGCCCCTTCATACAGCCGAAGCTCCCGAGCGGCCGGATCCATCAGCGACGGCTGAATCGTTACCGAGAAGCCGTTTCCGCGGCTGCCCGGGTATTTAGCCTGAAGCTGCAGCACATCGGACGGCGTCGCTTCGCCATTTTGCAGCGTAACGGATGCAGCCGAAGCCGTACTGTCTGCAAGACGGTACGCGAGCAGCTTTTTCGGACCGCCCAGCATCGCCAGATACAGCGTCCGATAAGCGGTTGCTCCATTATCTTGATCTGCGGAGAACGACTCGCCGATCGCATGCTCGCTTCCGATCTCGACAAACTCGCGTACCGGCCCCCAGTTCGCTTTAACGGGAACGATGACCGTTCCGCGTGCGCCGCCCTGAATCGCTGAGGCTGCCGCCGCTTTAAAATTCATATACAAACCCGGCAATACCGGTTTATTCGTGCTCTCCCATGTTCCTCCCGCCATGATTAATCCACCTTCGCTTTCATAAAATGTTTGATTTGATCCTGCACCTCGGCCACAGTAAACAGCTCGCCCGCTGCTCCGTACATTGCGCCGGCAATGACTTCCGGCCGGACGCTGAACCGCTCCTTGGCATGAGCCGTCAACTCAGCCAATGTGTAACGCGGTTCGCTGCCGCTGTTCCCTTCCGTCTTGGTTGATTTCTTACCCGACATCTCGAGTCCCCCTTAATTTAAAATCGGTTGAACATGAACGCGGCGAATCCTTGCGGCTTCCTGCGCCGAACGCATTTGCCGTTGGATGAGCGTCAGCTTGAGCTGACCGTTCAAGATCGCATCGGCCTCCAAATTGCCGGTAATACCGGCGACGGTCAAATACTGGCGAGCCTCGGAATCAAGCGGTAGCTGAGCCTGGGAGCCGAGCGACTCCACCAGCGAAAATGCTGTAAGCTGTTCATGCTCAGAAGAAGTAGATGCCACATGACCTGTGAAGCTCTTGCTGATTTCGTAGACGGAGGCTCCCGCCATCTTCGTCTCGCACCCTGACAATCGCCACAGCACGGCATGATCTTCCCGATCCGCCGGCCATGACGTCCGGTAAACGCTCCAGCTGCTTCCGAGCTGCTTCGAAGTCCACGCGATCAGCGCGGAAAGCCATTCATCCGGTTCGCCGATGCTTCCGGAGTCCCCGCCGCTGGCTGACGCCTCCGGGACATAAACGCCGAAACGGATAACCCGGATCATGCGGCCCAGGCCGGAATCCCATTGATCCGCCTCCGGAACGCCGAGATAATGAAGCTTGAAGGCGCGGTTCTCCAGACCTGTTACCCGCTTGCGATGCAGTCCCTGTATGAGCCGCTCCGCCTGCGAATCCAGCTGACGGGAGACGATAGCCTCGCCCGCGTACAGCTTCAGCCTAATCACCTGCCGGTAACCGGCCCAGGGTGATTTCCATACATCCTCGCCAAGCAGCAGAACCGCAAAAAAATCATCTACAGCGATTTCGGGCGGATGCACGTCATAAATTCGTCCCGCAAGCTCCGGCACCAATTCCATAACGGCCTGTTTGATCGCCTCTCTCATCGAAAACACAGCCGAGGCTCATCCGGCATCCGTTGAAAGAACGGCTTGCCGATCAAATCGTTCGTTTGCCTATTCATACGGCCCCTCCTTCCTGTGTTGTAATAAAACGGGAATGAGGCCAGGGAGCTTGTCCGCATAAAAAAACCGGCTCTATGGCCGGTTCACATTTCCTGTGTGAGGTTAACGGTGCTGCCCTTTCGCTTCATTCCCGATGCTATAATCTTACACCGGTTCGCACCAAGCGAAGACGGGGAACCGGCGAACATTCGGCGAAGTTTGGGATGATTTGCGGCGGTAAAAAGACGATACCTTCGATAATGCTGTCACCGCCTTATTTAAACGACGGCTATAACCATCACCAATCACTGTAGCAAACTTTTTCACTGCCTAATTTAATATCGTTTCTTTGCACCAGCGACCCGTTAGCAGCATCGTCTAAACACTCTATATGCAGTTTACGGTTTACTGAAATGCTAGGAGCTCTCATCCTATGTATGGGCCCTGGCTTTGAAGAGCCGTCAGCCTGTGAGCGTGTTTAGTCAATCTCCCCGTTCTATTCAGCGCTCGGGAGCGGGACATGGGTCTATTCCGTTCATATTCTCAACAAGCTCCTTGTCAACGCACAGGACGTATCGAAAAAAACCGACCCTCAGCAGAGTCGGTTTAGTCCCGCAGCCATCCATCTATTGTATAAGAGTCATCCATCCATTGTCTAAAAGTCATCCATCTCTTGACTAAAAAAACCTCCAAGCAATCGCCCAGCCAATCAACCTTGCATGATCCGCATTCCCGCGTCGGAACTCCCCCGATCATGGGCCGCGTTTATCGCACGGCGCCTACCGCCTGCGCCCCTTCATTCTTTTTCAGCCGGGTTAAGGGCTTTACGAGGGTATCCAGCGATAACAGGCCCAGATCGGCAAGAACCAGCGCCATTTTATAAAAAGCTCGGGTGCGGATTTTTACATACGTGTCTTTGCTGACCGGCGGGTCAAAAATATGGTTGTACACCTTGTAGTCGTACACATCGTCCTGCTTCATGTACCGTTCCCTTATCAGCAGCTGCTCGCGTTCTCCCAGCCGCTCCACGATCGATTCGATCGTTTCGCAGTAGTGCTTCCTTGCCGCAGGCATGTCTACATTATATATCGCTACCTTTGCCGTCTGATCCGAGGTCACATTCGTCGGTCCGTGGAACCGCTCGGTGTAAGAGGCCGTCACGCTCGCTTCCCTCATTTCAAACGTTATCGTTTTATAAATTCGATACTTCTCGAATACCGCCTCAATCGCGTATTGGGTTTTTCTGCGATCCAATTCAGGTAACATATGATTCATACCGTTTCACTCCCCATTGATGGTTTATCCTGGCTTTCCTTTGCCATTTGGCAGAAAATCAAGGCCATGCCGACTGTTCGTATATTTGTTCGTATTTTTCGTAATAATACCACTATCTGGAGATCTTCGTAAACGTTCAAATGGGCGGCTAAATTCCAGAAATGGGCCTTATCGCTCTCTAATTCTTGCCTTTTGGCAATATTCCTTTGTTTTTATTTTACCTGTTGGCAAAGGTGGCGAATGGGTTTATACTATAAACAGAGGTTACAGATGGATTATGGTGAGGAGTGGCCGGAGCGTGGATCACAGATTTGGAGCATACTTGAAGCAGATCAGGGAAGACAAAGGCTTAAGCATCAATCAACTCGCACAAGCCGCTGACATCAGCGGATCGCAAATCTCGAGAATCGAGAACGGGCTGCGCGGCATTCCAAAGCCGCAGACGCTTCGCAAAATCGCCGACGCGCTTGAGATTCCCTATGAAGAACTGATGAGCAAAGCCGGCTATTTGGACTCGGAGCTTTCCCTGCATGAGGACCTGACCGTTCCCGACTGGGCCACGGCCAAAGATAAACGGGATTTCAAAAAAATGCTGGAGGACGACGGAGAGCTGATGTTCGACGGAATCCCGTTAAACCAGGAGGACAAGCAGCGCATCAAGGATGTGCTGACCGGCTTATTCTGGGAAGCCAAGCAGATGAACAAACGGAAAAAATAG